TTATCCTATATGTATATATATTATTATTATATATATATTATTAATATATATATATTATATATATTTAATAAATATACTTACTTATATTATATATTCTTTTTCTTTTGGTTCTTTTCTTTTTCTTAAAATCGCCATTCAAGATATAATGATATGTCATATATATTTACATTGATATCAGTTATCTGATATATAATAAGGTTAGTTGCTGCTCCTTCAAAAGAAAGTTCTGTTGATGACTCTAAATGGTTTTTTCTACCTTTCAATTGAAGATGTTTATGAGTTCCCATCGAGGATGTCTGGGGAGTCAACGCTTTTTTCATGGCGTAATTAACCCATTCATAAGCAATTAGTCACTTGCACACGGGTGATGTTACTCATCAGTAAACCATAAGACTATTAGGTTTATACCTGGTAGTCTTTTTTATGTTATGTTATATATATCTCATATATTTTGATATCAATGCCAAGACCTAAAACCGACTACATCAGATATGTTTGTAATTTTACTATCAAACAATATGAAGCTTTAAAAGATAAAAGCGATGAAGAAGGTATCCCCATCGCTCACCAGGTTAGAACTGCTATTAATGAATATATAAAAAATTAATTATCGATGCTGCCATATAGTATTTTCTCCATAATGAAGTTTATGGTATGGAATATATGATTTTATATTTGGGTTAACTAAAGCAACTCTTTTTGATAGTTTGTTTGCACCACATCTGATAGTCCATTGTTCTTTTTTAGTAGTACGGCCACACTTCTCACATTTTTTTTCTCTCCATGAAAGATTAAAAACTGTATGTGAATGACGGCAATAAACACAATGAACATCACTTCCATATTTACGAGCTTTTTGATGTTTTTTTATTTTTGTTCTGTAAATAATATCTACATGAACAATTTCATTAGAATAATCATCAATAAAAAAATCTATGTTAGTACGTCTAGTCATTTTTTAATCTCCAAATAAGGTGTTTTAGTTTCATAGAGATCTTTATTATGATCCCACCAGAGATCAATAATATATTTTTGATCACCGAAAAAATAGCCTCTATCTGATTCTCTACATTCTTCAATATAAAACTCTATAAAAGGTTCATAATAATCTGGATTAAGATTATTATCTTTAGCCAGTTCTTTAGCAGCATCAGAACAATGCTCTTCAAATTTTTCATTTATGTACAGACTATCAAGAGTTTCTAAAGTTTGGTTTTCCAGTGGGTTGTCAATCATTTTCGTTAGCGAATTTTAGTGTTTGATTATTTTTTAAGGAAATATTTAAGTCTATCTTCATACTTTTCAATTTTTTCTAATATTTCATCATCTTCATTATTTTCATACTTATTACATAAACTCTCATACATATTTTTATTTCTATAAAACATCTTTTGACCTAAATTATATTTAATTTGATAATCGCTAATAAATTCTTTTTTATTATCTTCTTCCCAGCTCCTAATATCTTCTTCATTGATAACGTCATCATACCAGGTGTAGAAAGTAGTTTTATGAACATCATTAAACTCTTTCTTACATTCCTTGATTACTTGATTACGAGACTTTTTTTCTTTTATGAGTTCTTTTATTCTCTCGTAACAACTTTCTCTATTAGGATTTTCTCTTACCATATTTCTCCTTGAAATTATGTAGATAAAGATAAGCAGTTGAATGTTTTAAGTTATGTTTTTTAATTAGAATTTTTTCTAATATGTAAGTTTCAGAATGACTATTAAAATTATTTTTAATGTCATTAGTGATTTCTAAATTTTCTTTCATTTAATCATCCTCTGGGCAGGTTTCTTCATTGATTAAAAGCTTTTCAAATCCTTCTATATCATCAACATAGGGATTTTCATTACTTATCTTTTCAATCCTTTGCATAGCGTGTTCTCTATAAGTGTGATTATGTGACGCTAAATGATTGATTAATCTAATAATCGTAACCTGGTATTCAGGCATTAATTCGCTTAATCGATGTTGCATTACGATTAAATGACTCTGTGTTTCTTTCATTTATGCCTCTCCTATCATTTCTTTAGCAAGTTTTGATAATGCTTTTAATCTTTCATTATCTGGAAGTTGATTTGCCTCTCTCACAGCTTTAGCAACATAACTTTCGCCCATAAGAGGATCTATGTCATAAATAGATCTTTTGTTTTCATTCATAATTAAAATGATATAAGGTTATGTATGTATGATATCATATTATTAGTTTACTAATCAAATTTTCGCCCTAATTCGCCCTAATATGAGCTACATAAAACAATTCATTCATGAACATGACATTCATGACGATAAACAGCTTAAAAAGTACCTTACCAGGCTAAATAAATCTAAATTGGATAATAAAAACTTAGATATTTTGGTTAACTTACTTTTGATTAATTACTTAAGATCTAAGCATTAATTATTTTCAAAAATGTTTAACTGTTTATAATCTAAAATTGAAATATAATATAATTTCTTTAATATCTTGGTTACTTTTTTTTCTTCAGTTATAGCTTTTAAACTATCACTTAAAACACTATGAATTAAACTATATTCTTCAAAATTTAAATAATTTTCATTATCTTCTTTTTTAATATCTTTTATTGTATTTTCTTTTTCAATACTATCTATAATTAACTGTCTTATCATATGTGATCTATTAACCATGTTAAAACGTTTTTTACATTGTTTATCTATATATTTTATTTGATCACTAGTTAAAGTTATTTTAACCTGGTCAGTGTGTTCAAGTGTACTTAATCTTTTTTTATTCATGGTTAAACCTCTATTAATTGTTTTTTATTACGTTTGATAAGTTTCAAAGCTTCGCCAGCTTCTGATCCTTTCTCTTGCATCCCATGTAATAACAATGCAAAAGGTTTATTTCCAAAGCAAAGGGAATCATCTTTATCTATTTTTAAATTAAGTTTCTTTGCTTCATCTTCACTGAATACAACTTTAGAATATTTAGTAAAATATCCTTGATCTATCAAGTGATCATATCTAGAACCATATGAAGCTACCATATAAAAATTATTAGGTAGTAACACTTCCATGAATAAATTTAATGACTTGCTATAACAATAAAATTTTATATCTTTATTTAATCGAGCTACATTTAACCAAGCTTTAAGATAGATAATATTAAAGAAATCCCCGCTCTCATGTATCCTAACTTTAGTAATATTTTTTCTATTACTTTGAATAGATCTATTAATTAAATCAGTTAATCCGTTTAAATCTTTTTTAATAACATAACTATTGATTAAATCATAGTTATATTTCCTTGATTTAAAGACGTTAGGATACCTTAATTCTTCACTTGCCGCAAAGCAAGTAAATAAACTCTCATTACCTCGATTTAATACTCTCTTATCATTTTTTAAAGTTACCCAGGCCTTACAATTATTAGAACCTGGGCATGTTATACCAGCTGAAATTGACAGTATCAAAGTATCTTTAGATAATTTAGCATTACCTTTTGACATTTTTAAAATCATTTTTTATTATCTCCTATTTATGTAAATAATAATTTTTATCTAAATTTAAATTATTAAAATCTTTTCTAATGTCATCACTAAGCATTAAATCAATACCTATAAAAGATTTATTTTTTTTATACCAGCTTACAACTTTTAAAAGTTGCTCTTTAAATTCTTTTATATTCTCACATTTATTTATTGTTAAATCTCCCTCGCAATAACTAATTAATTCCAGGCTTTTAAAATTAACCCAATTTCCAAAGTAACTAGCATCTTCAGTAGTGTCTATTTGTGCAAATCCTTTTTTGAAATTGCATAAATCATAATCAAATATATATCGATCAGAATTGCAAAATGTTTTTTGAGTTTTCATTTTTTTTAATTAAATAAGTTTAAATTTCAATAAGAAGTTTTTACACTTCTAATATCTATTTTAACATATATTTGATATATTTAAATATCATTTATAGATATAAATTTAAGCTTCTCAGTATCAAATTTTAAAGTTCCTATGTGTTCATCAAAAATTTTAATTAATCGTATTTTCTCCAGGTCTACTTCTTTTTTACTTATATAGTGTCCGTTTTCATAACTGTCTTTATCGTAGAAATATTCTCCATTAAGATAATCTTTTTTAAAATCTTCTTTATCTTTATATTTTTTTTCATAAATACTTATAGTTCGAGATTTTAAAGAAAATATATAATGATCAAATAATTCTTTATCAATCTCTTTTAAAACTTCATCACATTTTTTAATTTCTTCTTCAGTTTCGGCCTTTAAGTCTTCACTCTCATTAATCCAGGTCGGATCGCTCTCTCTCTCATGTAATAGTGTTAATCTCTCATTAACTACATCATCGATGTAATTTAATAAATCAGGTTTCATAATAATTAAATAAATAAATGAATGAATAAGAAACTATAAAATAGTTTCATAAAAGGATATTACTAATATCCCTTTAAGCAACTATTATTATAAAACTAAATATTTAAAAGGATCATCCAATATTTTAAATAACTCTTTTACTCTTTCTTTTAATTGGTTAAGTTCCAGCTGGTTTAATCGTCCTTTAAAAATATCTTTAATATCATCATCAAAATGAAAATCTAAATTATTCTTTTTTAAATCAAAAATAAACTGTTTAGCTTTTTCAGGACTTGTTAATTTTTTATTGAATTTCATATTTTTACACCCCTATCTTCTAAAGTTTCTACAATCCCACATAATCCCCATTCTGAATGATCATCCAATAGTTCCAAATATTCAAATAATATTTCTCCTAAATATTCCTTATCCTTAAAACAATATTTATATAATTTTTGTATGATATCTTCTTTATCAACTATACCCCAACATAAAACCATACTTCCGAAATCATAATATTCTTTATTATCAATAATTACTTTATTCTTCTCTTTATCACAAAATTCTTTTATTTCTTCAATCATTTCCTTTGTATTGGTTTCTTCATTTGTATAATATTCAACTATTCTATTAAATTCTTCTTCTTCAAATTTTGGACACTTCCAACCGTTCCAAGATTGTTTAACATCATAATATCCCCTAAAGTTAGGACTCTCAGAATCTAACTTGTTACCACATGGTAAATAAAAATAAGCTTGTTTCATTTGTTTAATTAAATAAATTGTTTTTTTTATAAAGGTTACTTGATATTACATATCCATATAAATCTTTTAAATTCTTTTCAATCTCCTTTTCATCTTTGCCAATATAATCATAAACTTTATCTCCTAAATAAGAATGTAAAAAATAACTATCTCCATTCTCTAGAATTTCATGCCAACTTCCAAAAGTAAAAACTCTTATATATTTTGTAGAAAAATCTCCTTCAATTGTAAAATGTTCACTTCCGTTTGATATACAATCTATTGGAACTTGCATACTTTCCAATAAATCATAATTCTCTTTTATAAATGGAACATCATAATAATGATTCTTCCATTTTTCAAAACTTAATTTTTTCATTTTTTAAGCCTCCCAAAAAATAAATTTCATTGTTTTAATTAAATAATTTTGAATAAAAAAAACTAACTCAATTAAGAGTTAGCTAAACTTACAATTTTTCTATTTTCATAAAATAAAATTGTTCTTCTTAAAATTACATTTTGTTCTTTTAAATCTTTTATTAAAAGTTCTTGTAATTTTATTTGTTCATGTAATTTGTTTAAATCATGCATGATTAATTTTTAACCTTTAGATAATTACAAGCTAATTCAATTCCATTTTTACAATGGATTTTTTGAGATTTTAATAAACTATCAGAAATTGAAAAATATAAAAATAATCCAAAAACTGTATAAAATCCAAAATAAAGAAATAAGTTTTTAAGCATGGTTTAATTAGATAATTTTAATGTGTTTAGCTTTATTAGGCTTGTAAAAGCTTTTAAGCTTGAATAACTATATTTAACTTAGAAAGATAAATAGAGCTATTAGAAAGGATTTAAGAACTAGTAAAGTCTTACATCCTTACTTTTAATTATATCAAAATATATCAGTTATGCATATGGATATTAAAAAAATTTTTTATTTATTTTTTGCTATGGGGGGACGCTTGCAAAATTTTTATCTGGAGACCTGGGCGTGGGTAACTTAAATATATTCTGTAGATCTTTATTGCTTTGGTTCTATGCGAATTGCTAATTCTGGAGCTTGGATGTTAACAGTTTCTACGGATTCACCTACAACTTTACCTAGGGAGTCTAATATTTGTGCTGCTGTTTGAAGTTGACCTTTTGATATAGCTTTATTGAATAGACGCATACGCATTGCTTGAAGGCGAGGAATCATTTTATCTCTTTCTTTCAACCAATCTTCATCATTCCATTCTTTAACTTTCTTCCAATCAGCCCAACCTGTTACTAGAGAAATGCCTTCTTTTTGAGAATGTTCTATGACTAGTTGTCTGGTAGTTTTACCTTCAAGCTGTTTTGAGTATAATCTTTGGCAACGAGCTTCTATAACTGCTCTTGAATTAGAACCACCTGTGTACTTTTGCACGCGAGGTTTACGTTGAGGAGCTGGTAGATCGTAGTTTAGATTATTTATAAAAGATTCAGCCACGATAGAGGTTGTGATGGGGGTTATTATTTCGATAATAGCCTTAAAAGTATGAAATGCGAAAGAAAATGAGTAATATTATGAAAAAAAGGGTGATATGAGCTTAAATGAGGTCAGTTTAAGGTATGCACAGGGGGAGGTGTTTAATAGTGAGAAAAGATT